AAATATCTTCGATATTAAAAAATCTTGTTTTGTCTACATTAAATATAGTCCCATACATCAGAGTTCCTTTACCACTAGTTAGTGTATAATCAAAACAACAATTATAAATATAAATATTTTCAATTCTTTTTTTATACCGATTCATATGAAAGAAAAAACATACAGAATTGCGTTTATAATTTGTAAACCAGGCAAAATATTTATTACCCTTAGGAATTGTTAGATAAATATTAGAGCAATAAACTTTCTTATGTGTATTTCTCTCATAAGAAAGTTCAACAAAAGGCAATGATTTAAGAATTGTCTCTTTTTCACGATGAGTTAGATTCATATAGTAAAATATTACCTATATTCTTTATTACGATTTCTTAAAGTGTTTGAAAAGAATTTCCAAAATTAGTGTCAAATGCTCCACCTATTTCTTTAATTTGTTCAACGTTGGTTGGTTCTTGTTTTTGTTGCATTTCAGCTAAATATTTTTTAAGCTCATCTTTCATATCTTGATTTTCATCCGATTTATTTTGAGACTTAATAGTTTTATAAATTTCATCATACTGTTTTTGTGGTTTGTTTATCAGATCTTTAACCTGAGGAATGGTTAAATTATTTTTGAAAAAGGTATATATATAATGAATAACCGCAATCAATATAATAGATAATATTATTTGTTTTGTAATCCAAAATATCATTATATATATTAAATATTAAGTTAGGCATTGTGTGAACGAAGCAATAGCAGATTTAATATCTATTTCATTTATATCATTGCTTGTCCAAAAATAAATATCACTGTAAACATCATTTGTTTTTTCTATAATTAGAGAGATTGATGGATCTCTATTATAAATAAATTTTGTTAATTTTATTTTGTGATGATGAAGTGGAACATTATAAACTTGATGCATCTTTTTGAAATATCCTTTTTCGCAAAAAATATCTTTACTTTCGAAATAATTTTTAATATGTATTTTTTCTGTGGATGATTTTAATTTATATTTAAAATAATTATCATCTATTATTTTATATTTTCCGTCTGTGGTGAGTAACCATGACTCGTTTTTAATATGTCGTTTTCCTAATAGTTTATCACCTTTATTTTCCACTAGAGTTCTGTAGGTATCAATGTCTAATCCTTGTAAATAAACTTTCATCTTAAACATATTTGTTTCAAACTATTTAAACCCATTTCATATTATCAATACAAAATGGTAAAAGTTGTATTAGTAAGTAAAGGCGGATCTTTAAAATCAACCACAGTTAAAAATTTTGTAGAAGCCGAATTATATAAAAAAGCTGGCTTCAGAAAGTCAAAAGATTTTGCAAAAAGAGCCAAATGGAAAAAATCATCAACAGAAAATGTTTCTCTTTATGCGAAAAATAAAGGAAGGGCTGGTAGTGAAAATAAATATGAGCTGCCACCTCCAGTAGATAAAGAATTATATTTTGGGAGCTTGATATTAGTATTACATTCTGGTGATGATGTAGATTCTGAATCAGTTGAGAATTTTACTTGTGAAGAGTGGAATGTTTTACGAGAAAAACTTTTCGGAGGTTTTGAAGATTTAACAAAAGAAGAAGAGGAAAGTAGTGAAGAAGAGATCCCTGAGAAATATAAAACAAAAGAAGGATATTCTAAAGAAAGCGGTTTTATAGTTGATGATGATGATGATGAGGAGGACGACGAGGATTATGTTTTAGAAGAAGACGAGGAATCAGCAGTTTCAACAGATGAAGAGGAAGATGATGGAGATATAGGAAGTAATGTGGATGAGGAAGAAGATGAAGAAGAAGATGAAGAAGAAGATGATGATGAAGAAGAGGACGATGAGGATTATGGATCAGAATTGTCTGAAGAGGAGTATGACTAGTTAAAATTGAAAAAAAGATATAAAACAATTAAATTATAAAGTAATAATGATAATAGAAAATCCCACAGAGTTTAGAACAACATTAATATCTAAGTTTTACCAAATAATTCGCAATAAAAAAATATCAGCGACATTAGAAAGGGCTATATATAATTGGAGTATTCAACAAGCGAAAGGAAAAAAAATAGTTAGAAAATGGGATAACAAACCTTTTGTGCAACTTTATTTGGATCGCGTTCATAGTATTTATTTAAATATTAATCCCAAAAGTTATATAGGTAATCGGGATTTATTGAGATCATTAAAGAAAAAAAAAATAAGTCCGCAAAAATTGGCATTTATGTCACATCAAGAAATGAAACCAGAAATTTGGAAAAAGCTGCTTGAAGATAAAATGGAAAGAATAAAGAAATCCACAGAGGTAGATATGTCTGCGGCTACAGATGAATTTACTTGTTTTAAATGTAATAAAAGTGCTTGCACTTATTATCAGATGCAAACAAGAAGTGCTGATGAACCAATGACAACATTTGTTACTTGTTTGAATTGTGCAAATCATTGGAAATTTTAAAAATGTTATATTAATATAAATGGTTAATATGAAATATCGTGGATTTACAAGTGTTTTTAGTTATTGTGCAAATAGATCAGAAAAAGAAGGAAAAGTATGTCCTAAGTTAAGATTTGCTTTTGATAATGTGATATCTCCAAATAGTTCTGATAGTTCCCGTAAGAGACAGTATGCAAATGTAATTCAGTTTCGATCTCGATCTGTAATAGGTAGAGTTGCTTTATGTCCAAAAAGATGATTTTCATATAATATCTTGTAAATATTATATGGAAAATTAATTTTATTTTTGTATTATATAAATGGTAGAACCGTTTACAGTGCAATATAAACCTATGGGAATAAGAAAAATCTCTCCAACATCTGTAACGACAAAAGGATCGACAGAAGTTATTATAACTTTAAACCCAACAGTTGTTGATATTACTAAGTTTGAGATTGAAAGAATAGATCCCGCCGGACCAGTAACGAAAACTATTATATTTGAAGGGGATTATAAAGCTGGTTTTACTTATAAATTTTTAGATGATACAGCAGTTATAGGGCAAGAATATAACTATTCCGTTAAGGCTCCGATTCAATTACCTTTTTTTACGTCACCAACTGTAACACTTACAATACCCTGTTCAACAGTATGTTGTCCTAATAAATTTCCATTTGGAAGATGGAATAATACATCTACAAATTTAAAGTTATTTCCCTCTCTACTGAAAAATCAAAAATATTATGGAAATAATTCTGGCACCCTACCTGTTTTTATAAATCCACCTAGAGTTAATAATAATATATTTACCAATACCTCTTATCAAATGAAAAAAAGTGAGTTATTTAAATATTTATCTACAAATAGGGCTTATTTAAGACGTTAAGCGTCAAGAACCTCTAGATCTTCCACTTTCCAATATTCGCTTCCTCCATTAGGAATAGGTCTTCTAATGATAAAAGGAATTTTCTTTTCCTTTAGTTCCATCTCAGCAATAATAACGCCGTCAATAATATTATTTGGTATATTAATAAATGGTTCAGAACCATTATTAATTTGTTTTGCCCGTAGACCCAATATTCTAGCCTTTTCATATTTTGTAAGGAAAGGTATTGTAGTGTGAAGTTCATCAATAATTTCACCATTTTTGTTTCTAACTATTTTACATTGTGCCAGAACTTCATTATAACTTGAAAATTTAGCTTCTGGATGATACTCTAAAAGGACATCGCGATCAAGATCTTGTTCTAGTTTCTGAAAAGTCTCGTTATCTTCTTCCTCCTCATCTCCACTATCCGTATCATCTTCATCTTCAGATGCAATAAAACTATTTGCGGCTGTTTCAGTGCTAATAACAACATTTTCTGGAGCATTATTTTCGTTTTCAGTATCTTTTTTACTCTCATCACTTTTTTCGCTTTCGTTATCACTTTCTATTTCATCACGTTCATATACCATATTATTGTCAGGATCATTATTTTCAATAACAGTATTTTCGCTGCCAATAGGAGGTCTTTCAGGAATAATTGGAATATTTTCATCTCCAGGGAAATCAAAATCATCATCATCTAAATCACTATCAATGTCACTATCGTTTTCTTTTTCGCTTAATATAATAGAATCATTATTAGGATTAATTTTATCTTCCAGTTCTGTTGTAGTTACTTCCTGTAGTTCGCTCATTATTATATTAAACTTAGATAGTTTTTATATATTTTCAATTTTACTTATTATCTGAAGATAGCCAGGTGGTATCACAGTGTGCACATAGGTAAATAAACTTCATATTTTTATCATCATATCGCAAATAAATAATTTCTGGATCTGTGGAAACATCATCACCATCTTTTGATTCGGCTTTCTTTTTATTGGAAATACAATCGGCATTAGGACACTTCATATTTTTTACTCTGGGTAAAGTTGGGTCAAGTTTGGTATATTCATTAACAATATTTTTATACGAAATTTTGTTTGACGAAACATTTGTTTTGGAAATACATAAATTATCTACATCTGTTTCTGCTATATTTTCTTCATTACCGCAATTGCGACAATAATAAATTAGGTTACCGCCATCATTATCTGATAAACGTATATAATACATATTGTTGCATTGTATACAGAAACGCATTGTTTATAATATCTATATATAAATATTTTTATTTCAATTTTAGTTTAATTTAATTGTTCCAAAACACCTTGCATATCTTTATACAATTTATCATAGTCCATATTGCACCGCATATTATAAACAGAGCACCATACCGTTCTAGGTTCTTTTTCCTCTTCTTTAAATTTTTCTATATTATTTATAATTCTAGATTTATTTTCTATTAAATGTTTTTTTATAAGAAAAAAAGCTTCTGTAAATTGTGGTGGTAATAATTTTTGTGAAGCCACCCTAAGGATCGCTGTTTCTAAATTTCTATATTTAATAATTTTATTGTAGTTATTAAAATCTCTATGTGTTTCACGTATTCCTGGTTCATTTAATAGTGGTTTATTATGAAAAAGTGTTGTTAAAGTTAGTAAAACACTCCGTATTGTTTGACAAGATGTCCATTGTTCTCCCCTCCAGGTATTTAAAATAGATATACATACCTTACCATTTCTATATAAGTTTGGATTAAATCTTGTTTTGCCATTATTTGTTAGATATGTTAGTTTTGGAGGAGAAAAAGGATAATCGTCTGGAAAATTAAAATCAAAAAAATAAATACCATTTTCATATAAAGTATCTTTTGGTCCAAATATTATAGCATATCCTTTTTGAAAATTACTTTCATCATGAAAGTAATGAATACCATCTGAATGTAAAGGATTTTTCATTATATCTACCACATCTTTCAGGAGTCTTTTTTTGTTTTTGTCAAGCTGATTATTGCCTACTTCTTTTTCTGACATATATATTTAATATATTTAGTAATTTTTAAATATTTTAAAAATAAACATTCTTTATTAGCATTTATGTATTTAAATACTTATTTAGTATCCGGTGTTTTGAATATAATATTTAAAAATTGATTTAATAATATCTCCCCTTTTTAATAGAAAATGGCAACATCTTCAGCTAGCGTTAATAGTTTCCTATCTAAACGTAAAGCAGAACGTGGTGGATCTCATACCCATACACGTATTCCAGATACAAATACCGCTGATGAGTCAGGAATATATGGTGGTAGTTATAATATCTTAGATAAAGATTTGCCTAGACTATATAGTCTTCTTGCAAGAAAAATATTTAAAGATGGAGAAAAAGAATATTTGACAGAACGTCAATTACCTGATGCTGGTCCCATTCTCATTGATCTAGATTTTAGATACCCAACAGAGATTACTACTCGACAGCACGAAGGGGGGTTTATAGATGATGTAGTAGACAGATATTTTGAAAATATAAAAAAACTTGTTACTATTCCTCAAGGAGAAGAAATTCCTGTATATATTTTTGAAAAACCAAATGTAAATATATTGGAAGATAAAACAAAAGATGGTATTCACATTATCATTGGTATTAAAATGACATATCCAGAACAACTCCTACTTAGAAAGGAAGTATTGAAAGATTTTAGCCAAATAACTAGTGTCCTTCCTATTATTGATGGTTGGACAGTAGATGATATTATTGATCCGTGTATTCCAAAAGGAAAAACGAATTGGCAAATGTATGGTAGCAGAAAACCGTTTAATGAGGCTTATAAACTAGTAGGGGCATATAATTGTAATTTTGACGATGAAGGTGATTTGGAACAAGAAAGTATATTGGAAGAGTTAAATGAACTACCGAAAGCAGAGCTTTTACAAAAACTCAGTGCTAGAAATACTGAACATAACTCATATGAACCAACACAATATAATCGAAATAATGTTGGCAAAAATCAGGGAAAAAAGAAAAAGAAAAGTAAGAGACGTAGAAATGTAAATATTGTTTTGGGTGTGAATTCTGCGGCCAGATATGAAGATATTACAAATCAAGAAGAATTGGATGCTCAACTTAAAGTTATATTAGATGATCCCTCAAAAGAAGACTATCATTTAAAAGAAACACACGACTATTCAATGATTTTGGGTGAAAGATATTATAATCCATATGAAGCCTGGATTAAGGTAGGATGGGCATTACATAACACCGATCATAGACTATTTCTTGTGTGGGTAAAGTTTTCTAGTAAGTCTGAAAAATTTGATTATGACAGCATTGGAGAGATGTATAGTATGTGGAATGAGATGCGTGATGAAGGTTTATCATCAAGATCTATTATGTGGTGGGCATTACAAGAAAATGAAAAAGAATTTGAGAGAATTAAAAAACAAACAATAGATTATTATGTAGATATTACTGTTATTGGTAGAACAGATTATGATATCGCTATGGTATTGTATCAGTTGTTTAAAGATAGGTTTAAGTGTGCTTCTCATAGAAATAAAATTTGGTATGAGTTTAAAGGCCCGTTGTGGAATGAAAGTGAAGAAGGAACAGCTCTTAGGCGAAAATTATCAAATAAACTAGCAAATATTTATTTCGATAAAATTCACGTAGTAAAAGATAAAGCATCAACAGAGATGACACAACAAGAACACGATTCTATGGTAACAACTGTTAAATCATTGACTATTATTTCGCAAAATCTAAGAAATACATCTAGTAAAAATAATATTATGAAGGAAGCTCAAGAGATCTTTTATGAAAATAATTTTCAAAATAAATTAGATGTAAATCCTATGCTTCTAGGATGTAAAAATGGTATAATTGATTTTGATAAATGTGAATTTAGAGAGGGGCAACCTGAAGATTATTTGTCAATGTCTACTGGTATGAACTATATTGCATTGGATCCAACAGATGCTGAGCAAAATACAATTCAAGAAGAAATTAAAGATTTTATGCGAAAATTGTTTCCACAAGAAGAATTGCGTAAATATATGTGGGAACATTTAGCTTCTTGTCTTGTTGGAACGAATGATAATCAGACATTTAATATTTATACTGGTTGTGGTAGAAATGGTAAATCTAAATTGGTTGAACTAATGAGTATGATTTTAGGTGATTATAAAAAGACTGTTCCAATTACGATGATTACACAAAAAAGAACCGGAATTGGTTCAGCATCTCCAGAAATAGCACAACTTAAAGGTTGTAGATATGCGGTAATGCAAGAACCTTGTAAACAAGAAAAGATTAATGAAGGTATTATGAAAGAAATTACAGGTGGTGATCCTATTCAAGGCAGAACATTGTATAAAGATACTGTTACTTTTGTGCCACAGTTTAATTTAGTAGTGTGCACAAACACATTGTTTGATATTAAAAGTAATGATGATGGAACCTGGAGAAGAATTAGAGTTTGTGATTTTATATCTAAATTTGTGAAAGATCCATCTTCTGATCCTAAGGATCACGAATATCTAATTGATAAAAATATTGCTAACAATTTTAAAAAGTGGGCCCCTGTATTCTTCGCTATGCTTGTTAATATTGCATTTAAAACTAAGGGTAAAGTAGAGGATTGTGAAATTGTTATGGCTTCTGCCAATAAGTATCGCGCTTCACAAGATTACCTTACTGAATACTTTAATGAGAGAATTGTTGAGAATACAGAACAGCGTCTACTAAAGACAGTAGCTTACAATGATTTTAGAATTTGGTATACAGATAATCACGGAAAAGGTGTTCCAAAAGGAAAAGAATTGTATGAGTTTTTAGACAAAAGAATAGGAAAATATAAGGGTGGTTGGAAAGGATATACGCTTCAAGATGAAGAAGAAAGTGATGAAATTGTTGCAAATTCAGCTATTTAAAAAATAATATTAAAGAATATAAAATATTATTTTTAATGGTTGAAATAGTAAAAAAAATTTGGTTTTTATTTCACCGAATAGGTATGTATATAATACCTTTTTTATGGATATATAACCCTAACTTTTTATTTTTGTATTGGATTATTACGATTTCGTGGAAATTAAACAACAATAATTGTATTATAACACAGTTTGAATATTATTTGTTTGGAGAGACCTTTTTAGGTAAAGGCCAAAAATATCAGGTTCCATTCAAGCATAGAGTAATTTTGTATATAAATTTTTTGGTAGGAGGGTTATATTACTTAAAATAGTTTATCAAGTAGCACTCTAATACCAAATGTGATATACATTAATACTTGTGAGAAATATTCTAGAATTTTTTTGAAAACAACATCGATCTGTATCCATTCGCGTAAAGTTCTACCTACAAAAACAATTAAAATTAAAGATACTAAAATTAAAAGTGTAAGTTTATTTTTATATTGCCCATTGTATATTATAGCCGCAACAAATACAATAATTAATCCCCAATAAAGTTTATTTAAATACCAGGTAAATTCAGTATTAAAATCAATCTGACGATTGTAAAATGATGCCAATCTGTCGTTTACATTTTTTTTTGATCTGGTTGATAACACCTTGTTTTCTAAATCTTTTTCTTTTGTAACATAATTATTTCTAATATCGTTCATTCTACTCGTATAAATTGTTTGTGAAGTTAATACATCAACTAAGTTTTGTAAATTTGAAATTTCTTCTTCAAAATTATCTGTATAGGATTTAATTACTGGATCTACTTTTTTCTCAGCTTCTTTTTCTAGAAAATCTTGATACCCGCTTAATCCAAATTTACTTGTATAATAAGCTTTTTGAGCTGCTTCCAGTTCTCCCGGAGCATTTTGTATTTGTTGTTCTGCTTTAATCATTTGATCTTTATAGGCTTGAGTCGCAAATTCACCTGACATTCTTTTCCTCATTTCAGAACTGCTGGCTTTATTCTGAGCTATTAAATTATTTAATACGTCAAATTGTGCGTCCATTTTAATTATTATATAGTTAGAAATTATTAAAATGGAGCAAACCCTTCGGAGGTTGAGCTGCTAGTTGGAGCAACTACTTGTCCTTGTTGTTGCTGTGCTTGTGTAGCTACACTTTGAACAGCAGCCTGTGCTTTTGCTGCTGCACTTCCATCTGCAATAGAAGTTAAACCTGCTGATGCCTCTGCTTTTGCCTGTTTAAATGCCTTAGCAAAAGATTTTTGATTTGCTGCCCAGACACTCTGGTAGTTGCCAGAGAGTTTCTCGTCAATCATTGATTTATCCATTGGCTGTTGAAATTGAGACCATACAAGATTAGATCTGCTTAGATTTTCCATCAATTCCTTGCCAACAAGAGCTAAAGTAATTGCGATGGTGGTAATAATACCAACGGTTCCAACCATTTTAGGGAACCACTCGAATGACATAAGCATTGTAATCAAGATAACAACAACGATACCGTAAACAACAACCTTAAGAATATTTTTATGACTCTCATATCTAGCTGTAGTATATTCTCCTATTTCTACCATACGGAGTTTATTGTCTCTTTCTTGAATCAATTGATTAAGATTTGCTTTAGCAGCACTAAGTTCTTTCTCAACGATTTCCACCACAGCGATCTGATCAGCAAGATCTCCTCTACTGTTGGCAGCATCTGACTGAACATTGGTATACATATTTTTTAATTGAGTAAACAAGTTTTGTCTCATAGCGCTTAACTCATTGATACGTTGTTGAATAATTGCAGCTTCACTAGCGGCAGAAGAATCAGCTTTATTGATATTTTGCAAGTTCTGAAACATATATTTTTCAAGTTCTTGCAATTCTTGAATATTTTTGATTGTATTGTCATGCTTCTGTTGTAACATAGCGGCGTGATTCGCATTAAATGCTCTTTTTGACATAGGATCACTCATTATATAATATTAATGCATAAAAAATTATTTTATAAATTAAGTTTTTATGCTTTTTTTATTTGATAGATTGCTAGAGCTAATCCAGAAATTGCTAAAAGAGCCCAGGGATAATATCTTAGATTTGCCGCTTGATTTCTCAAATGAAGATCTTGCAAAATTCCCACTGTTGTGGCAGTTGCTTGTCCCTTAACATTTTTTAGTTCAGCATATGTCGTATCAAACTCCGACAATTGTTTTTTAAGTAATGCTTGTTTATTTTTTAATTCCGTCTCAATCTTACTATCAATGTTGCTTAATTTTTGAATTTTAGCGTAAATCTCTTTTGATAATGCCATTAACCTGTTGTTAAATGCAACTAATGTATTATATGATCTCCACAAATTAGCTGCACCTTGAGGACTAGAATATGGCGCATTTCTACAAGCATTTACCGTATATCCACCACTTGAAGGACCATCATATCCAAAAGCTCTCCACATATCGCTACAATCTTTTACCTTAGATCCTCTTACTGTAGCTTGTGGTGGTCCTCCAGATCCTCCACCACATACACAGCATCCTTTCGCATAAGTATTTCCATATTTGGAGTCTTTTTCAGCTGGATTATTTGCTGCTGTTTCATCTATTACAGAACCGCCACTACAAACTCCTCTTGCTTCTATTGCGCTACAAGACATACTCCCCCCAGCACTTTCATATCTATCTTCACACTGAGTTGCATAGGGCCCTTTTAATTCACAACCACCTTTACACGCTTGTCTGTTATAACTCCAGGCAGATGAGCCAACTGGATATGCTGAATTACAGTTTTGTTTACAGGTTGTTACCATACCATTAAATTGTGTATAATTTTGCATAAATGTTTTATACATAATAGAATACTGGGAAAGATTAAGATCAAACTGTTGTTTTAATTTTTTTATAATATTCAACTCTCTTGTTGTTGCTTCATCTAAAGGTTTTGTTGAAAATCCCTCATTATTAATTAAATTTAACTGAGTTGTTAGTTCAGTTAGATGTTTTGCTCTTGTGTTTAAAAATTCAATCCCTTGATTTAATTCATTCTTCATCATAGGAGGTTCGGTGACTTCGCTACCTTCCATACGATTAGCAATCGAACTTACAAGTTTTTCGAAAACCATGTTATCTATAATATATAGATAAAAAAGTCTATCTTTTTAATACTTGTTGAACAGCAATTCCGCCCAATGTAACAAATGCTAAAAGCCATACCATATAATGAAGATTACTTGATGAAACTTCTAGTCGTTTATCTTCTAAATCTCCTTCGGATGTAATTATGCTCGTTATCGCAGATTCTATTTTTTGTCGTTCAGCATCTAAAGCTTTTGCTCGTTGAATTAATTGTTGTTTTTGCGCACGTGACTCTGCGTCAACTTTTGTATCACGACCAGCTATAATTTTAACTTGCTCATTCATCTTATTTGAAATACTAATTAGTTCATTATTTAATTTAGCTACATTGTCCCATTTTACAGAGCTTCCTAAAAGATTACAAGAATCGCTTGAAGTCCATACTTTTCCTGTAGGAATAGCATTATATTGTTGAGGCGTTAGTGTTGTTACCTGGGATGGGCAGTTTGAATTTTTGTTACGAAAATCTTGATAAGGATGTTTTTGACCATTTGCGCTTAACCAGGCTGTTCCACCACCAGCACTTGATTGCACGTTAATACCAACACTTCCACATTTTTCGTATGGATTCATCCCTGGTCCCTGTGGAAAGTTAGCTAAATCTTGCTGAGTAACAGATCCACTTGATGCAGGACAACTGCTATCGCGTTTTGCCCAGGCATCAGTAGTAAATTTACGTGAATAACCCATATTATTTACCCAATATTTATTACCTTGAGGTCCTGTAACAATTTTATTTTTATAATTTATAGATTGAACATTTTGTTGAGTGGTTAATTCTGTTAAATACTCTTTAAAAGCAGCCTTGTATTGATTTAATATGCTATTGAACTGTGTTTCTAAAACATTTAATTTTTTAAGCTCTAAATCAGAAATTCCTTGTAATTTTGCTTCACCGGGTCCCATGTTTTCTCTAAACCCTTCCAATACCTTAGGACTGCCTTTTTCAATAATAGTTAGTTGGGGTTCAACCATTGCATCAAATGTTTTTATGATTTTATTGAATTTCTCTCCTTGTTTAAGAGATGGATCATTTTTTTCTAAAAAATCTGGAAACATTTTCTATAACATAGATTTAGAAAATGTATTTAGAAATTCTTTTATATTCTTACCGGGACAGCTTTAGCTACCGGAATACCTGTTGATGTAGGAACATCAGACGATTTGAATTGCTTGATAGTCAATCCTATTAGTGCTAATAAACCTAAAACATAAAACAGATTTGTTAAGTAAGTAGAGTTTTTTTCAGTATTTGTATTGTGTTTTAAAGGGTTAGAAGCTAAATTTGTTGAATACTCTTTTTCTAGTTCCTTTTTTGATTTATCCCAACTGTTTTTAGCTTCAGTTATCTGAACATTTCCCTGTGCAATAGAATCTTTATTTGCTGATATTGTGTTATGAATTTCTGCTTTTAATTGTATTAAATCAGAAAAAACATTGTTGAGTCTACCTTCAGCCTGATTAAAAATATTATTGCTCTCCGATGTATTTTCTCGTGCCTTTTGAATATATGCATTTTTATAACCTTCTATTGTTAAATAAAACTTTTTTTCTAAATTATCAATTCTTTTCTGAAAAGCCATATATATAACTTCTAGAAAGTAATTATGCCTTGCAAATTCTATAATACATAGAAGTAATAGATGATGTGCTAGGTCTGATAATTTCACATACTTGATTCGGTCTTAATCCTATAGCTATAGCCACTGGATCAAATCGAGATATTTCTGGAATTTCAGAATTTTTGGTAATATTGTATTTTTTGTAAACAGCGCTTTTTTCAGTTTCATCTAAAACACGATGTGGGTGA